TACCAGAAAAAAGGCCTTCCGCAAGCGCCTGCTCGTAGCTCCTCCTGCTGCTGGAAACCACGCCTCGCTCTGCTAAATCAGCGACCCCTCTGCGAACCTTTGCTTCGCCCTCAAGCCTCCCCAGTTCTTCACGTTGCTCGCGGAGCGCCTGGGTGACAGTATCCAAGTCTTTGATCTGCTGCTTGGCTGCGCCGGAAGTTGCTCCAATAGACCTTCCAGAACGCGCCCTAGCATTTGCAAGATCTTGCTCTTCTTGATTTAACTTTTCAAACCTTTGCGTAAGTTTGTCAATACTTTGTCCAAGAGAGTTAAAGGCATCCGAATCAAGTCGAGTCTCTCCCCTGAGAGCTGTCAACTTTTGGATTACATCTTGAATCTGCGCAGCTGTTGCGTTTGCGGAAGACCCTAGCTCGACCAGGGACTTTCGTTTTGCTTCTACGGCAGTAGATGATCCACGAAGGGTTGACTTAAGCTCTGAGATTTCCTGCGCCAGTGCGGTGTAAGCTTTCCCGCCCATGGCGGCCTGCTCGCGCAGACCCTCAAAAGCCTTGATCTGTCCCTTAATTGTCGCTTCGCTATTGCCAGCCTCTTGAGCAAACTTGGCTACATCCTTCGTCGCCTGGATAATATCGGCATCCGAAAGCTTTATTTGCTTCGATAAATCGCGGAATGATCTATCCAGCGCTGAAAGCTTTTCACCGCCCTTGATGCCAAGCTCGATAGCAATAGGCTGAGAAGTTTTAGCCATCTTTTTTGTTCAGTTCTGCGAGCGCGGTTGCTTCCATCACTTGGATGTCCTCTAGCAAGCCGCGTGGATTATCTACATCATAAAGGGACATCAGGCCACCGGCACCAAGCAGCACTTCATACTTCAGCCCGACATAGCCGCCCATCGTCACGTTCCACTGCGTTTGCATACGCAGGAACATCATCAACGGTTCCCAGTTTTCTTCCCATACCTCACAATGCTCCTCTTCTGGAGCGGCCTGACGCTGCGGCTTCAAACCGAATGCAGCAGCGTCATCCGCGCTTTTATCCTCTACCTTTTTGCCGCCCTTCGCCCAATACTCGACGGCAGATTCTAGTTTCCCAGGCGTGCCCCCTCAAAAGTCTCTGTATAAGACTTGAGTACACCACGAATCCAGTAGGGATCATCTACAAATTCCTTCATTGTTGCTTGAGAAAAAGGCACAGCTTTGCCATCTTCATCTTCAATGCCTTCCCACCCAGTCAGCACAGCATTTAGCAGCTCAAGGTCACCTTTGTCCGCAAGCTTCTGGAACTCAGAACGAGGCAAACGCTTGAAAACAGCGTCAAACCTGGACTCTTCAAACACACCGCCGTCAGCAGGCTCTTCAACAGTCACAGGCCACTTAAAGACCATGACCTTTTTGCGAATAAAAGCCATGAGGAAAAACAGACTCCAGCAAACTATACAGCAATAAAAAAAGGGCCGCAATGCGACCCTTCGTTCCCCACTCGCCTTGGATCAAGTATAGATCAAGCTGAACTCATCGTTGCCCGCAGTTGATGGAATCGCCGTGTAGGGCATGTTCAGCATGGCAATACCATCCTGATCGCTGTAAGACACGTCGCCAATGTCAACCCGAGTCGAGCTGAAATCAACAATGTTGCCAGCAGCGGTGCCGTGCTGGAAGGTCAGGTTGCCCAGAGTTCCGTCGGTCAGCGCAGCAGCAAAGTAGTCCTTCTGCGCGATAGTAGGAGCCTCGACCACAACAGTGCCATTAGCGCTGCGGTCGGTGATAAGCACTTCCTTGTCGCAGCCAATCAGCTCGCGATACACAATCGAGTTGCCCAGGTCCATGCTCACAGACTGAAGGCAGCCGGAATAGGACAGCAACGAGAAAGTGTCGGTGTTGCCATTCTTGAAGATCAACGGTGTTGCCTGGTTCGCATAAGTCGCGGTAGGCAGCGCCGAGTCGTCAGGAGCGTTGTAGATGCCAGTGAAGGTGAAATCAATCGTCGGAATTTCACCGACGCTTGCATTGAGAGTGAAAGTTCCGCGAGCGCCAGTCACCTTATGGCGAACACCATCAATGTTGTAATGAATGGTGACACTATCAAAGTTGCTGCTAACAGGCGCGTAAGTAACGCTAGTGGCTGCAACAATCGTTTCGCTCAGTCCGCAAGCCTGAAGAGCCTTGCCATACTGAGGCGCAGTGCCGGCAGTGCCTGAGCCAGCAAGCTCAACGCTGAAAGTGCATTCAACGCGAGTGTTCGCAAGAAGGATCTCAGACGCACCCAGATAAGGGCGAATCAGGTCGCGAGAGACAGTATCACTCTGCTGAGGGGTGATATTCAGATCCCTCACCAAAACCGCGTCCGCTCCGTCTGGAGTCGGATCGGTCCCGTAAGTCGATTCCGTCTCGACCAGAATCAGTCGTTTCCGAAGAAGAAGTGCCATCGTTTTGCTGGGGTTCGGCGGGAAGTGTGCGCTTGATCAGAGTGCGTTTACCGGTTTCTGGATCGAGAAGATACGACCCACCTTGACCGCTGTACTCGTCTTTCATCGTAATCCTTGCCTCTTGCTAAACCTTACTCAGTCGTCAAGTCAGCAACCGATGTCCTATAAAGCACTTCGTATTCAGACGTAAAAACACCGGCTGGTTGGTCGGCATCAAAAAAGTCAAAGTTGGTGATGCTTGGCTGAACATCAACCGCAAGGCCGCCAAGGGTGAGGTCTGCCATGAGCTTTGAATGCATCGACTCAATGACAGAATCAGCATCCGTATATGCATTTGCTGAGCGAATCGTAACTACAATCCGCACCCTCAACGTCCAGTCAAGCTTGGGGAGGCTGGTTACTTGTTGGCATGTATCAATGACAGGCTCAACAATAATTGCAGGGGATTCCGCTCGGGCGATAGCAGTGGCCCTCGACCGATACACCCTCCCGTTGACACCAGCCGTACTAGCCAGCGTTGACGCGATCTGGGCCAGGATTTGTTCGCGTTTAGTGGCCATCAGTCACACATCACAGAGCCGGTGTACGATTCTCCGCCGCCAATGCCGGAGGCGGCACTTCTAACGTAAAGAACTGGAGTGTTTGAATACGTATGGCGATCAACCCCGCTCCCCGCATGAGAGTGGGATTCCAAGTCAAACCAGTCGGAATCGTTGAAAGAGCCTTGATGCACGACTGTAATGCTCGAGCCTGTAATTTTGTCGCAGAATGTAAAATTAACTCCAGCAACTTTTACCGAAGGAGTTGCACCGTCGGCTGTAAGCGGATCCCAGAAATGAATGTTCTTGGAGTTGTCCGCGAAGTAGCCAATTTCGACAACCATCAGACCTTCATCAGCATGATCTCGCAAAAAGCACCGTCATCGACGAGTGACGCGCTTCTGACAGTGTAATTAACGCCGCCAACCACAATAGAGTCGCTATGCAGCAAGCTGCCAAATTTTGAGGCTTCGCACGTCAGCTTGTAATCAGTCGTCAGCACCACACCATCAGCGATAATCTCTGACGGCATATCCAAGATGCCTAAGCCGGACACCGCACCAGCAGTCACCTCGACCGCAAAATCAGCAGTGCTCAGGAATACGCTTAGGTCTTCGGTGAATGCCATGGTGGGTTAGGGATTAGCGGCGATGGTCTAATTGGCTCCTGCCGTACAAGGTTCATGCCTCACCTCCAGTCGTAGTGTCCTACACCTGTGGCGTGGGGCGGTCATAGCTCAGGATCTCAGCCGGACGTGCAGCATCCAGTAGACCCAGGCTCACCAGCAGCGTCAGGCCAGTTTCAACCTGTGGGTTATCCAGTGCGACATCACTAGAAGCGGTCAGTTCAGCGATGAGACCAGCCACTGCAGCAGCATTGGCTTCCTGCTCAGGTGTGGCATCCACCGGAGGTACAGAAGCAGCAAGGATGTTGCCGTACTCGGTCGGTGTAAAACGTGCGATAAATGCCGCACCAGTGATAATGCCGATCCTGGCACCATCAGCAAATCGTTGACCTTCGCTTGTGAGTACAGACTCAGCAAAGGCTTCAGGTGTCATGCCAGCAGAATTGGCGGCAAAGATGAGCCCATCAATAACGCGGGTGTTGGTCAGTGTGAGAGAAAGAGTGTCCATGGTGATCAAACGGTGATACGGAGTTCGCCAGTGGCGGTTTGGTAAACGTCACCAGCAACTAGACCACCGGAGGTGGCAGCAGTGTTGTCGGCGTAGGTGGGCAGGTTGGGCAGCTTTAGTGTTGCTGCTGTGATGCGAACAGGTTGCTCGGAACCAGTGCCAGCACCTTCGGAACCGATCTCAAGAACGTTGCTGTTCCACTGGAGGAAACCACGCTCGTAGTTCGAGGCGTCGGTGTAGGTGTTATAGAGCCTGTAGGTTTGGGCGTTAGTGCCGTTGCGTTGTGCGAGGGTGCCTGCGGCGTCGCGGAGTAGTTTCAGGTCCGCAGTGTTTGTTGAACCCGCTACATAGGACCATCCGAATCCTCCAGCAGCAGATGCCTTTAATATGGCGTCATCAGCTAAAAAGCTTCTGCCTACGCTAAATAGTGAAGAAACTCTGGATCCAAAAGTGAATTGGTTTAATGTCACTCCGACAAAACCGTTCGAACGGTCATTGCCAAAAACAAGTCCAACTTGACTTCCGTAGTCGAAAGCATAAACCTGACTCGTCCCACCCACCTGCAAATCCAGCAGCTTGCTATCACTGGCACTTGCAGTATTCGTTGCATTAAACTTCAGCCCAGTGAACGCAGTCGCTGCGTTGTTCCACGTCTGGCTCAGGTCCACTACAGGCTCATCGGTGGTAATCGTCTTACCGCCAACACTCAGCGAACCATTGGTGGCGTCATAGGTGAGACCTGCGTCGCCGCCGAACGCTCCACCGTCGTTGAATTGAACCTGAGTGTCGCTACCGCCTGGAGTGCCGCCGCCGCCGGTGCCGCCGCCAGCTAGAACAATAGGAGTAAGAACTTCC